ATCTTGGCGTGCCGATCCTCCGCGCCGAGGATGAAGAATTCCGCACTGCATACGATGCGGTAATCAAGGGCCTGACCTACGAGCAAAAACTGATTGCAATGAAACACTGGCCCGTCACTTCGGTTATGACCATTCCGCAATTGTCGAAATATCTGGAAGCGATGCAGGCCGAGTTCTTGCGGCGCGGCGTGAAGCTTGAATTTCCGGTGGAAGCATGAATCGCTCACCCATCAAACCCAAGCTGAAGCCCCGCAAGTGCAAGCACTGCAAAGAGCCTTTTATGCAGGAGCGCTTTGGTCAATCTATTTGCACAACTGATTGCGCTATTAAGGCCGCGCTATTGGCGCAGAAGAAGAAAATAGAAGCTGCCAAATCTGAGAATAGGCATGAGATACGCGAGAAGCTGGCAAAGTTTAAAACGCGTGCAGACTGGATGCGCGAAGCGCAAATTGCCTGGAACTCCTACGTTAGGGCTAGGGATGCCGGACTTCCATGCTGCAGCTGCGGGTCGATGCCAGAACAAAAATTCGGCGGCTCCGTGGATTGCTCGCATTACCGCAGCAGGGGATCTGCGCCGCATCTAAGATTTCATTTACACAATGCAGCTTCGGCATGCGTTAAATGCAACAGATTTTTAGGCGGCAATATAGCCGCCCTTCGGATTGGATTGATAAGGCGTATTGGCATAGAAAAAGTTTTGGCTATTGAGCAAAACAATGAGCCTAGAAAATTTGATATTGAATATCTCGCTAGGATCAAAAAGATTTTCACAAAGAAAGCCAAAAGAACTGCAAAAAGACATTTCAGGGAAGCGCAAATGAGGCGTGAGCGCGAGCTTTGTGGGCTTGGCGGGGTTTATCCAGGATTGGATCAAATTGAGGAATATGAACACCGTGATCGTTGATCCTGACTTTCTTGACCACTGGCGCACTCAGATGCTCTCAGATGCTCTGGGCGAAGACCTTATGGCACCGCTTTACGTGATACGCATTTGGGCGCATTGCCAGAACCGCAGGGCCTCAAGGTTTGATTCCATGCCTGACATTGGATTAAAGGCCCTCTGCAGGTTTAAGGGTGATGCGGCAACACTGGAAAGGGCCTTGATTGATGCTGGCTTTATTGTTCGAGATGGAACTGCAATAGACGTAATTGGATGGGCCGACCACAACTCTAAATTAGTAGCAAATTGGAAAAATGGTCCCAAGGGGGGAAGACCAAAGCAAACCGAACCAGAACCCAATAATAACCCAAACGAAACCCAAGAAGAACCCACAGATAACCAATCTGAAACCCAGTCCGAACCGATAAGAGAAGAGAAGAGAAGAGAAGAATTAACTTCCTCTAACCCTAACGGGTTAGATGTCGCCAGCGATGCTGCCGACTTGCTTGGCGACTCGCCTAGAGCCATAAAAAAAGACAACTGCCCGCACCAAGGAATTATTGCCCTCTACCACGAAGTTTTACCCATGTGCCCACAAATACGGGATTGGACACCTGCCAGAGCTACGCAGTTACGAGCAAGGTGGAATGAGGATGAATCCAGGCAAAGTCTTGAGTATTGGAGACGGTTTTTTGAGTTCGTGAAGAGTTGCCCGTTTTTGGTTGGCTTTGATCACGATCCGCATAAGAAGCCTTTTTTTGCAGACCTGGAGTGGCTGACAAAATCTTCAAATTTTACGAAGGTGAGGGAGGGTAAATATGTCCCAAGATGACCTAACCCCACGCAGCATCGAAGCTGAGCAGGCCGTGCTGGGAGCTTTGCTGATGGATAACGATGCCTTTGACCGTATGGGAGATTTGAGGTCCGAGCATTTTTATCGTGGCGATCATCGTGCCATATTCGCCGAAATCCTGAAGCAGCTATCTGCCGGCAAATCTTGCGATGTAATTTCTGTTTTTGAGGTGCTTGGTAAGCAGGTGGACGATTGTCTGGTTTATCTGAATCAACTCGTTCAAACCACAATGTCAAGTGCATCCATTGCGCGGCATGCGGCCTCGGTGCGCGATAAGGCGGTGAAGCGTGCGCTCATTGGATTTGGTGCCGACATTCAAGACAATACATTGGCGGCGCATGAAGATGCATCTGTTCTGGTTGACAGGGCGTCCAGCAAATTGGAGGAATTGGCGCAAACGCGTATTCGCAATGATCCTAGACGTGCTGGAGAATGCCTTGCTGAGCACATGGACGAAATAGAAGCTCGGCTAAATGGCACCAGTAAAGCAATTTCCACCGGATATCCGGATATTGACGCCAAGTTGAGCGGTGGTTTTCGCGAGGGATGCTTATACGTTCTTGCTGGCCGTCCGAAGATGGGGAAAACAGCACTCGCTCTCAACATTGGTTTGCATGTCGCCAAGGATCACGGAGTTTTATTCGAATCCATGGAAATGCCGATCAGAGAATTGAATGATAGGAATTTGGCTGTTGAGGGACATATTGCTCTTGATAATTTGATGGCACCTTCGCAAATGTCGAATGACGATTGGGCGAATGTCACCAAGGCTTCTAGCAAGATCAATGATCTTAAATTATTTCTAGCGGAACAGCCGGCTATGCGGATATTGGATGTACGCATGAAAGCGAAGCACCATAAACGCAAGCACGGATTGAAATTGCTTATCCTGGATTATCTTCAATTAATGGAGGGCGATGGAGAGAGCAGGAACGAGCAGATTGGCGGCATTACTCGTGGGTTGAAGGGCCTAGCAAAAGAGCTTGGAATCGCCATCATTGCTCTATCCCAGTTGAATAGGGATCTTGAGAAGCGTCCTAACAAGCGCCCGCAGCCTTCAGACCTGCGCGACTCGGGTGCCATTGAGCAAGATGCAGACGCAGTGATTTTCGTTTATCGCGACGAGGTATACAACCCTGACAGCCCTGATCGTGGCGTTTGCGAGGTGGATGTGGCGCTCTGCCGCCAGGGTGCGCCAGGTCGGTGCGGTTTGACCTATATCGCTGAACAAACAAGATTTGAAAGTATGGCCCGCTCTTGGCAACCACAGGCACCGGTGCACGAACGCGCCCGCAAGGGATTGGCGCTGGCTTTGCAAAAGCAAATATAGGGAGATCTCATGAGTGACGACGACCTCAACCACACAACTCCTCCAGGACACCTAGCATCTGGTGGCGCATTGGTCAGGCCAACAATGACCGAGAAGCGAGCTACTTACCTTCGCGAGAAATCGCGGAAGGATCAGGCGGCTAAGAGGGTGCTGGATTCCATCAAAGCACCGCAACTGAAATGGGTGACGAAATGAACATCAACGGCAATGCAGCCAGAGAAATGTCCTACCCAAAGCAGACTCTGCGCGAGTCGGTGGATAGCGCTTTGGAGAAGATCGGCAACTCGCCCTTCGCCGTCGCCATCTTCATGATCGCCGGAAAGATCAACGCCACGAAGCGCAACTCCAAGTCTTACGACCATCGGCTTGGCTTGTTCAAAAACAGCCTCATCGGCATCTACGATCATAGGAGCAAGATCGAGGACATAACCGCTGACATCGCATGCTTCTATCGTCGCTCAACTGGTGTTCGAGTTCCATGCGGCATACCACAGAAAATATTATCTTTCATCAAAGAACATCCAGAATCTCGCGGTGTTGAAATCGCTGAGCACTTCGACATTGAGCAAGAGCTTGTAGAGCGAGTGCTGGCGCCGTTCGTCGAAAGCTGGATTGTGAAAGCGCGTCCCGTGACTACCATGGCAGGAATCGTTGTCTCATCTTACAGCATCAGCCCAGACGCCACCATCACCTTCGTCCAGGAAAAGAAGGATGAAATGCCATCAGAGAGATTCACGCACATTTTCGATGGTTCGCCAAAATCTGGCCGCTACCTGATCGACACGCCGATCACCAAGCGCGCTAAGCCTGATCCCATGGAGGAATATCAGATATGAGCAAGCTTACCGCTGAGCAGCAAGAAAAGCACGACAAAATTATGCGTCTAGCCGAATATGCCAATGATTCAGAAATGGATAAACAGCTTTTGTCGGAATTTGTGGTGCAAATATGCGCGCAGATTGATTACACAAACCGCTACCGCGCCCTACGCACTCTTGCCGTCATGTTCACCCATGACCCAGAATGCGCAGAGAAGATTTGCGACGAGGTAGTCAACGTCGAGGAATATCCAAACGAAAAAGCATTTGACGATCAAGCCGATAAGATCGTTCAAGTGATTAACGATCTTCAAGTCGGCATACCTTCTTAGGAGAACTGACATGAATATCACCTACATCCTTTTGCTATTGGTTACCACCAACCCCGTACCTACTTTCCAAATGCTTGCCGAGTTCCCTAACAAAGCCGAGTGCCAACACGTCATCGAAACGCTCGATGCCCCCCCCGCAGCCAAAGAGCAGCTTGTATGCCAGGGCTTCGTCATCTCGGATGCGCCTGGCTACAAAGAGCCAGCGAAGCAGCCGAAAGCCGCGCCGCAGCAGCCCAAGAAAAAGCATGTGCTTGAGGTGTGAGATGACTCCCCACCTTACAGCTTTCTGCGTTTCCTTTGTATTCATATTTCTCAAAGCTTGGCAGCAGCAAAATGTTGTGCATAAGCAGTTTATCTGGGTCATGCCAACATCTTTCGGCTTGGCGATGTGCGAGTTCTACCTCATTGGCCTTGTGGCTCGCACAGGTGACTTCACCATAGCTTTTTGGATGGGAACTGGTGCCGGCTTGGGAGCGATGCTATCGATGTTTTTGCATGGAAGGATGACGAAGCAATGAGCGATGTGAACAATACGCTAGCCGAGCGGGGCGCACGCTACGGCGATTTCAAAGATCAGGGCCGCATCACGCAGAACTTGAAAAAGGCGATGCGCGATGGAACGAACTTTGACGATTTGAGCGACGACATGAAGGAGGCGCTGGA